ACCAACTCTTTCAATACCCATGTTGTATTGATCTTGCTCAGGAGCTGCGTTTGAAACGTGGAAATACTCCAAGTCATCAAAAATAGCACTGATTTCAGAAGATACAACGATCCAGTTTGCTCCACCTCTTAAAGTAGATTTGTGGATTTGAGCTGAAATTTGGTTGATTGCCGTAATCAACGTTTGGTTCCAATCTTTTTGAGTGTAAGGAACTGCGTTGTTACCTAATTGCTTCCATCCGTTGTAGTTCCATCTTAAGTTCCAAGATGCACCTTTTCTAAGATCTCTCAAGATTTCTCTGTCGATTTCTGCTGCAACTTGCTCAGATAATAAAGCTGTTAATTCAGCTTCAGCATCGATGTTGTGGAATGCCGCAACGTCTTGAGCCAATTCAGGTGACCATTGTGCTCTTAACTTTCTTTCTGTAACAGAAACTGTTACTGCTTGAAGGTCAAAAGAAACCTCACCTAATCTGTCTTCAAATTCCATTTCTTTGTACACTCTGTACTTACACTTAAACGCTTGGTTGTAAGCTGTATTAACAGTTGTTGTGAAACCTGAATAACCATCTAAAGAGTTTGCTCCAACTTCACAAGGAACTTGAAGATCTGCCTCTAAATAAATAACTCCGTTAGCATCACAAACGTTATTGTAAGAACCACCATTTCCTGTTGAAGGGAATGTAGTTGTTGATTGACCACCGTATTGAACGATACCCTTACCATAAACCTGAGTTACAACTCTGAATAATACTGGTGAAGATACACCAGAGAATCCGTTTGCTGTAGCGTTAGTGATTGTTAACACTTGTAATGAAGCTAAGAAAGCTTCTGTATCTTGTTCGTTACCATCTGGTCCGATCAATTGACCTTGACCTGCTGATTGGAAACCAGATAAAGCTATAATAACTTTTCTGTAAGTACCTGCTACGTATCCTGATTGGATTAATGCGTTACCAGCTGAATCCCAAACTTGAGTTGAAGCTGTGTAAGTCATTGCAGAGAAAGTACCTTTAGAGTAATCGAAAAGACCTGGAGGATCCAAATCTGGTTCGTTACCTTCATAGAAAAGATCATATAGATCTTTGTCATTTGGATTATAACCAGCTTGTTGAGATGCAGGACCATTTGGTGAACCGTAAGGTGCGTAATGATCTCCACCATCTTGTGGTAATAACTGATCTGGTGATTGATATCTTTGGATATGAGGTACAAAGTAGAATAATTTACCAATTGGTAAGTTCATTGCTTGTACCGATACGATATCGTTAGCTAATAATTTAGAGAAAACTCTTCTAACGATTGGGAAAACTACAGTTTCGAAAGAACCTGATGAGTCTGTTGTTGCAGCCTCATTGATCAAATATGATGCTTGGTTCTCAAATAACTGAGCTACGTTTTCCTTTTGGTGACCTTTAAGACCTTCTAAAAAGCCTAATTTGTCCCATTTGTTGATTGTGTCTTCTTTGATAACTTTAAGGTGCTTAAGACCGATGTTACCAATAAGACCTGATTCTAATAATGCTCCCATTTTAGTATGTTTTGTTTTTTTTTATTTTTATTTATCCTATTTTACTCATAAGATCCTTGATTCTTAAGAATTGAGGTGCCTCATAAGTTTTATTCTCCATTAGAGTCGCTGATGATCCTGTAGTAACAACTTTGTCAATCTTACCAACAGATTCGTTGATAGATTTAGTTGGTGTCTCATGACCTAACTCATCTTTTAGAGTTTTGTATAGATTTTTAGATTCTTTTAAACTTTCAACTCCGTCAAATCTTCTTAATATGTTAATCTTTTCTTTCTTAGTTGTTGAATGCTCTGTAAATAATCTTGTAGCGTATGCTAAATTTGAGTTGAATATTGCAACTTCATTCAATTTAGATCTGAAAATGTTAAGTGCTTTTCTGTACTCTTCATTTTTTTCTCTAAGTTGTTTTACTTCTGTTTGTAATGATTCATAAGTTAGGTTTCTATTGTTTGTGATTCCTTTTCTTAGACCTCTTGATCCGTCTTTAGAACCAAAACCATATGTACGTGCAGCTTCTTTAGTTTCTTCCTTTTCAAATTTAGCGTCATCTCTACGTGATTTTGTAGAATCAAGTTTCTTATCAGCAATTTTACCATGCTTCATAGATAACTTTTCATCTTCTCTGTCGTCGTATCCTTGACCTTCTTTAGTTTCAACTTTTTTAGCTTTACCTACCATGTTTTCACCCTTCTTGTAATCGAACTTAGGTTTACCCATACCAACGCCTTTTGTTCCTTGCTTCATTTTTTTAGGTGATTTATATTCTGTTTCACCGTCATATTTGAAGTCAGGCTTTCCCATGCCAATACCCTTAGGTTTAATTGCCATTTTAGCCTCTTTTACTCCGACTCTTTTATGGTCGTAAGATTCGTCTAATTCATCTTCCTCATACATTTCTGATTCCATCTCAATGTCTAATTCAGAATCCATAGATTGTTCACCCATTTCTGAGTCAACGTCGATTGACATTCCACCCATTGGGTCGATGTCATCATCTTCAGTCATTTCGTCATCCATCTCTATCTCATAAACAATCTCGTCCATTTCATCATCTCCGTCTTCATCTTCATCTTCTTCAAGGTGAGAATCTCCGTCGAATAATTTGTTAACAATCATGTCTATATCTGCTTCTGAACCCATATCAGAACCCATGTCAGAACCCATGTCAGAATCCATGTCTAATTCCATGTCTTCTTCATCAAGTTCGTCATCCATAGACTCTTCCATTTCTTCTGATTCACCTAATTTAACTAAGTACTCAGCATCTTGATTGTTATCAGTGATGTGAATATCGTCACCGTCTTTTTTAACGATGATACCATCTTCTTCACCCATAGCCTTAAAAATTTTAAGTATTTCGTCGTCAGATGCTCCTGTTAAATCGATTGGTTCTTCAGAATCAAAGTCGTCAGATGCATCAAGATCCATTTCGATCTCGTCTTCATCTTCGTTATCAACATCCATATCCATTTCTTCTTCATCAGAGTCCATGTCCATTTCAGTATCTAAGTCTAACTCAACCTCATCTTCTTCTTGTTCAGATAGAGATTCTTTTACTAATTGACTGATTTCTTCCTTCATAGTAGAAGCAAGTATTCCTTTTGCATTTTGGGCGATAGCTTCTTCAACATTTCTCATTTGAATAAGCGCCTCTTCAACAATTGATTTATTTTCTTGCATAGAAAAATTATTATTTTATCCTAATAAATAGTGTCTAAATGGAAAAAAATTAAATTGTGTATAATGACCACGATGTTTTTGAGAAACTTACAATAGTTGCGGATGGGTAATTAGTATCAACCCATGACAAAACATTACTTATAGATGTATCAAATACTAAGAATCGATTAGTTGATGAGTCCTCAGTTAATACAAAAGCATATCCCTCTCCTAATTCGTTGTTAACTACAAAATTGGGGGCTGATAATGGGGAAACACCGTATTGTGTTAAACCTAATGATGTTGCTGCGGTAATTCCTTCTTCGATTGTACCGTTTTGAATAACCTTATTTACGTCGTTGCTTGATATTAATATATTCATATTCTTTTACTCTATAAATATATCCAGGCAAAAAAAAAGTGGTCTGAGACCACTTTATTCTTTTTTAATCAATTACTTCGTCAATTTTACTTTCAGATACTGAAGTTATTCTCCACTCATGTGAGAAACCTTCATACTTCTTAGTAACCTTTGATTCTACATCGGTAACCGAAAAACCTTTAACAAGTTTTTCTTCTCTGATCTTTTTAATTTTACCAGAATTTTCATCAGGTAAATCATAAGTAATTTTTGATACAAAATATTTTTCGTCCATAATGTTTTATTTATCCAAATAATCGGATAATTTTTTCATTAAATCAATAGACTTACCCGCATCTCCTTGAATAGAACCTGACATTATTTTTTCTTCATCTAAATTCTCTTCATATTTTAATCTATCTTCGGGGTTAGCGAATAAATACGCTCCTGGCGTTGATGGAGATGATACTAAATCGAAACAAATCAATTCAAAGTCATCTTGTACCTCATTTCTTTCTCCCACTTTTTTTAAGGACCCTACACCTCTTGACGATACTCCCATAGTAACTCCTTGTCTCATTAAGTTAGCAGCAATATCTCCTTTAGTTGATACGATACCACTCTCATGAAATCCTGGCGATGTTAATAATTTTAACTTACCCATTAGAATATTTCCTTCCCACCAAATATCGGTGATAATATGAGCGACTCTATCAAGGTCAATTAGTGAAGATTCTGGATGGTTTAATTCTGAAGTAGACAATCCTTTAGATATAGTTTTCTTATATCTGTCAGCTTCTCTTTTGAGAATTCTTTCAGGATAAAATCTTCCGTTTCTATTAGGCGTATTATATTTCTGTAAAACAGCGTAGAATTCAAACGGTTTTTTATAGTCCAACATGTTACTCTCTTTAAACACAGACTCATTAAGTATGTCCATAGGAGAAACATATCCAGCGTCCATTTCAATTAAAATCCCTTTCCCTAATTCATTAGGACCAAGTATACGTAATTCTTTCATTTAAACTTTTTCTATAAATATACTTGCGGCTCTGATTTGTCGATATTTCCGTTCTTTGTTAATGTAAAATCAAAATAAGAATTACTATTAAAGTTTTCATTATTGATTTTTTGTACGATTTTTTTGATGGAGTCTTTAACTTGTGTGGACTTAAAATCCAACTCTAATAAGGTAAAAAGATTAATCTCTAAATTAAGAAATGATTTTTTACCGTAAACAATTCCGCTAGTTCTAAGATCAAGATCTACTATTGTTTTTTCTTCATATAAGTTTCTATCAAGATTATTGTATACTGAA